CTAATGTCTTCTTGTTTATCTCCTGTTTTTATAGAATAAGGGTTATCAATTCTATTAACTTTATTGTAACCGGCATCATAAGGAGTTCTATTAACTTTTATACCACTTAAAGCATTTTTAGTGGCTTCTAAACCTTGTTGTCTAAACTTAAGAGCTGTATCTCTTATGTACATTGCAATACCAAATGACATAACTAAATCATCATTATACCCAGATTGGGCTTCTGGTCTTCCATTGCGCCAAACAAATGTTTTCATTTCTTCAATTAATCTTTTAGATTGAATTGTTACACCTTTATCACTTAAATATTCCTGGAATTTACCTATTACCATAGGTCTTGTTCTTGATGACATAGTAAAACCAGGGACCATCCTTGAATGGTCTTGATATTTCTCAAAATACGAACGAGCATTTGCTTCTCCACTCTTTTGTGAATAGTAAAGATTAGGATAATTTCTATCTATAGCAACTTGTATAGTAGCCCAACCTATATTAGCATTTTCTATTACTAACATTGCTTCATTATATTCAGTAGCTATACCAACTAATAAATGACCATATTCTTTTGTACCTAATTGTCCTTTATATTCTGCAACTTGTACGTTATTTGATACATCTATAACATGACAAGCAGAATAATCTTTTCCATCACCTCTAGATACATCAGCTACAACAACATAATCTCTAGTATAATCAGGTGATTCCCAAACCCATAAATTTTGGTCAGCACCTCTTCTTTCCATTGGGTCTTTTATGTAAGATTTTTCATAATATTCTATATATTCAGGATAAAATACAATATCACCAGAGGTACTAAAATCACAGTCACATTCCTGAGCTGCCATTCTGGGGTCACCTAGTAATTCATCTTGTCGTTTTCTCCAAGCTTCATCTCTTTCAGGATGCACATACCAAGGTAATTTAATAGGTAAAAAATCATTTTCAGCTGCTTCTGCTCTAGTCCATGTTTGATGAAACCAATTACCAGTACCATAAGGAGTACTTAAAGCAATACAACCACCACCAGTTGCTAATGTTTGTTGAGCTGATGCCCAAATTTCTCCAATATTATCAATAAATGCCGCCTCATCAATTAATAACAATGATACTGCTTCTGATCTACCTGCATCACTACTTGCAGAAGTTGCTTTAATTTGGGATCCATTTACTAATCGAAGATTTAATTTATTATTTTCTGCTGCGTCTACTTTGAGCCATGATGGTAAATTTTCGTACATAAATTTTACCTTTGTAACCATATTTTTAGCTGTTTCTTGCTTTGTAGCTATACAAAGTATATTTTTGTCTTTAGAAAAAGTCATTAACCATAAAGAATAACCAGCTGATAAGGTAGATAAGCCTAATTGTCTAGATTTTAAAACAATTGAATAAGGATTATCCCTAAATAGTTTTAATACTCTTTCCTGGAATGGAAATAAATTAAATTGTATTCTACCTCTTTGGGGATGTTGTATATAACAATACTTTCTCATAAAATGTACAGGATCTGTGGCACATTTAAGATATTCTTGTCTTATTACTTTTTTTATATCTTCACCCATATTATTTAAGAAGGAAAATAGTTACTGCTACTGCTACGATACCAGCTCCACCCATCAATTTAGTTTTTAGTTGTTGTTTTTTAAGATCAGTTTCTAATTTTTTAGATAATTCTTGAGATAATGTTAATTGATTAGATTTAGTATCTAACATAGAATTAAAATTAAATATTTTACTATTTAAATTAGCAATAACACTATCCTTTAATACTAATTTTTGATTTAGTAAATTTACTTTTTCAGAATTAATAATTAATTCTTCTTTAGCTCCATCTCCACTAATTAGATCTTTAATTACTAATTTCGCTACTGGTACTTCTAATTGAATCGAAGTACTGTCTGTATCGTTCTGTGAAAAACTTGTAAAGCTCAGTGTTACTAAAAGTATCGACAGCAATAACTTTTTCATTTACTTTCCATTTTAATGTTCTTATTCGATTATC